TGCAGTTGTCTTTGGTCAAGTAATTGCTGGGTTGTGACTTCTATTCTTTCACCTTGCATTTCTACATACCATCTTACAGAAGATTTATTTTCAGTTTCATATTTTGTTATGGCATCAACCTCTATCGTCAGACCACCACCAATTCCACCTATGCCATATTCTCTTCTCATGCATTTTGGTTTTTCACAGTAATTACATATTGGTGCCTGCTTACAAGTGTAAGCATAATCTTTTTTGCTGACTGCTTTTATCAATCCATTTACTTCGCTGGATGGTAATGGTTCAGAAACATGCTCATAATTAAACTTCATTAAATCTTCCTGCCAGTCGTCTGGATTTTTCTTGCGATAATAAACACCAACATTAAATAAAGAACTATTGCGACCACCTTCAGGAAAACCCATCGTCATTATATGTTGCAGGCAAGGTGGACCATCCTTAAATATATCTGTTAATTTCGGTTTATACTTTTCCAACTTTTCATGATTGGTTGTTTTCTTTTCAGCAAGTTCTACAAATTCTTTTAAACTTAATTTTTTGCCATTGTGTATTGCATGTCTTTCACTTTTATCACCACCACCATAACAAAGATTTATCCAGTTTCCTCTATCACGTTCATTGGCTCTTGATATTTGCTTGGGGAATATTTCTGCTCCACCATAACCTAATTGGGCAGCAAATTCATTTAACTTGGCAACCATATCTATCGCAGCGATCGCAGGTTTACAGAATAAATATAAATGAGCACCACCTGATTTACTTCTGCAAAGTATTAATGGTGTATTTCTAATTTTCTTTTCTAAACTTTCTAATGACTCATTTAACTTTGTATCACCACGAATATCAATATCAATAACTCCAAAATTGCAGGAGTTGTCGAGCTTGAGCATTATTATACCTAATATATAATCACCACCATTTAGATGTTCTTTAAAATTATTTTCTGTTGCAGGTTCACTGACTGTTACAGCTCGACCAGACATTTTTCCATCTGCTTCCTGCTTTTTAACTCTGTACTGTCCATGAGCAAGTTCATAGCCATGGAACAAATTCATAAATCTTTTTATCATTTATATTCCTTTTTAAAAGTGCAGCTGGAGTTGGGTCCATTAGTAAAGCGAGAGGACAACTCCGAACTGCACCCATTCATTCTCCCGAGAAAACTTGCCTCATGCTATGACAAATGAGGGAGAGAATGAAACTCTACATTACATCTTCGTCTGGGGTCACATTAACTTCCCCTGATGCAACTTTACTCTTGAACTTCCTCGCAGCAAGATATATATCCTGACCATTAGGGAGCTTCTCTAAAATGCCACCTGATTTGGCATCATAGAGTATTTCGATATTCCAACCGAACCAAGTGCCATTTTCATTCTTTTGTGGCACTGTTGTAAGTTTGTAAGCAGTCCAAAACATGGCAGGGTTCATTGTTCCTGAACCATCTGGTCTTGGTATTTGAAGTCTATTTATCATAGAATTCCATTGCTTTGCCTTGCGTAGTTGAGATGATGCCATTGATATCATTGCTGGTGAATAACCTGCACCATCAATAACATAAACCATATATTCTGCAGTTGGTACAACTTCATTGCCAGCATCATTAAAATATTTGCCTTGATCATTTTGTGTACAAGTTGTTAGAATAAATGGATCATTGCCATGGTCTTTTACCAAACCACCTCTGTCTGGTTTCCATTCTAGATGTGTTCTGCGATAACTAATTGGCACCACAGTAATACCTTTTTCACCATCAATGACATCATTAGAAACTGTGTCAAGAATATGTCCTGCCTCAGCACCTTTTATATAAGCAGGGTCTGCTTTCATTGCTTTTGGTGATTGTGCCTGAAGAATGTTCAGGCGAGGAATCATTATGTCATCTTGTGACATATTTTCAGATGCTGATCCTGCATCTTGTAGTAGTATAGATTTATCGAAAGCCACTACATTACTTTCTTCTTTTTTCTTTACTTCATTGGCCATAATTTTATCTCCTTATCTTGGCTTTTCGACCTGTGTAAATTTTAAACAGATCGTGTGGGATTGATTTCCCTTCAGACAACATTTCTTTTATGTATGCTGTCAATTGTGCAGGATGAACTCCAGTTGCTCGTTTGTAGAAAATGCTGCGATCTCTCAGTTCCATTGTAAACTCATCACATTCATTATCTTCTGCACGACCAAATTGAACTTCAACATTATTTTTGATTAAGTCACCACCACCATTGGCACGCAACCAATCAAAACATTGATCCTGTCGGACTTGTAACTCTATACGATCTGTGCCTTTTGCTCTTTCTATCGAGCCAGCACTAGGTATAGAAGCAGAGACAATATCTTCAACTTTAATCTTTGCACCATTGTTCAAAGTAAAGTCTTTGATATTCAGTTCTTGCATTAAATCAGGCAAGGACTGTTCAGCCAACTTCGTAAGATCCTGCTTTTTTCGCTTCAATGATTCTTCAGCTTGTATAATTTCAGTTTGTAAATCATACATCTGTTGAGCCATATCTGCAATTGCACCTAATTCATTTGACGCAGGTGCCACGTCATCAAGCAGATTTATACTCATTTTCTTTCACCTTTCTGAGTTCTAAGGCAACAGGCATATACCAACCTTTGCGTCTATCCCTTTCACCTTCTTCTACATTGCGTTCCCATCTGAGAACACGGACTGTTGGAGACATTTCAGATGCAATCATGCAAACAATCATAACAGCTATTGGGTCTCCACCTCCTGGCCAAAGTAAATAATCCTCTGGTCCGAAGTTCTTTAATATTCTTTTTGCCTTTTGAATAGATGGTCCAGGAAGAAACTGTGGTTTCTCATTTGGTTCAAATATAACTTCAATTGTTCCATAACGAGTTGCATCAGTCAGGTCTGGTGTCCAACCAAACTTGTTCTTCACTGGTCTATTCACAACATATACTTTTGGCATTTTATTATCCTTTCTCAATTTTTTCTTAATTTAACCTTAATATAAAATAAGGTAAATAAAAAAATATTGTTCCTCATCATGCCTTATATAATTAGAATAGTAAAGTAATTATTTACTATATAGAGAAAATCTGTCAATAAAAAATAATTTTTCAAAATAAGTGAAAGATCGGGAACGTCGGTTTCCCTGGTGGTTTTATTGTTTTAAAACAAATATTTATGTTGCGTTCCCGTTGTTAAAAGTTAAGAGAAACGCACCCCAGTCTTCGGGATCTTTTTTTCTAAGTCATTGTTTTTGTTACGATCTTTTTTCTTTACATTCTGTAAATTATAAGGCATGATGTCTGTATAAATGAGAAAGGAAATAAATATGATCACAAAATTTACCATAAAAGTCCATGAAGTTATCACTGATACAAAGACTGGACATTCAAATGAATATCAACCTACATATTTTTCAAAGGTTGTTAACACAATTTCAGAGAGAGTTTCAACAACTCAAAGACCAGAAGTTCTTTTTGGAACAAGAAAAGAAGCATGGGAAGTTGTTTCTGGTTTGCCTGCCACTGGCACTCTTGGTCAGTTTTCATATAAATATACTTACAGCATCGAGTCATTAACATATGGTTATGCCAATCACATTGGTTGGTCAGATGTAAATCCATATGAGATTGTAAAAGTTGTGTCTGATAAAACTATTGACATTAGACCTATGGATGCAACAAGAGATGAAAGTTGGAAACCAGAGTTTGTTTCTGGTGGTTATGCTGGTCACTGTGTTAACCAGTGTGATCAAAAGTGGGATGTTGTTTCAAACGATGATGCTCCACTTGTTAGAGCAAGATTAAGAAAGGATGGCTATTATCATTCTGTTATTGGCAAGCACCTTTTAGGTGATAAGCCAAGAAAATTTTACGATTTTAATTTTTAGTTATTGGGGGATTTATTCCCCCAGCATTTGAGAAAGGAGATATTTATGTCAGGTGCAACAGCAAAGCAGTTTCAAGAGTGGGAACAAAGAGCAAAGAAATGCTCAATCGATGAGTTGGTCTTTATTTGTAAAGACTGTGCAGAAGCAGAGCTCGCAATGAGAGGTTGGAATCCTGAAAAGGAAAATTATTATGCTGACCAGAGAATGACATACTCTGCTGAGCTAACAAGAAGGAGGAAGAAATGCAAATAAATTTTACTTCTTCAGAACTTTTAGCTATGACTTGTATACTGCAATGCCATCATGAGAGAATTATGTGGGAATATTCAGAGTGTTTCGATGCTAAAGATCATCAAGAGTTTAAAGCATTAATCCAAAAATGCGAGAAAACTTTAAAAGATAATGGCATTGAAAAAGATTGGAAGCAGAGCGAAAGATCTGTAAAAGAAATTAGAAAACTTTGGGATCTAGAATAATGATAAAAACAATTGGATTAATTTTAATCTGTTGCTTGAGTTTTCTCCTCACAGTTATGGTTTTTGAACTCATGGTTGGTTGTGGCGAGAGAACTTATTTTGCTGAAGGTCATTGGATAACAAATGAGTGTTTAATCATTCCTCACGAACAAACGTCTGGTACATGGAAATGAACAGATTTCTTATTGAAAGAGATGTTAATGATATAGCAGTTTCTCTTTGTGACCAGCACATTGTTAAGATGCCATTAGAAGAAACACAAATGCTTTGTACTGCTATTTGGTATAGAGCTCCAAAGTATGCATATTTGAATAACTTTTATAAACCTGTTCACCAGAAACATCCTTGTACTCTCTGGGCAATGGAGAATAAAAGCAATTATTATTTTGCTTTGCATTTATTAGATGCGATGTTAACAGAATACACTTACAGATATGATAAAGTTCATGGTGCAAGTATTCACAGAGATAGTTTGTTTTATGCTGCTCGGTTTATCCCTGAAGGCAAAAACACAAAACATCCACAGTGCTTTGGTGATCATAATGACTGTAGAACTGATGAGTTTTATCCGATGGAAGCATACAGAAATTTTTATGTCAAAACTAAAATGTCAATGGCACGATATAATAAAAAAAGAAATAAACCTGAATGGATTTACTTTCAATGATTTATGGTTTACAGTAATTTATAGAAATAATTAAAAACATTATTTCCTCCCATTTCAAATATTTAATATTTATTAAACTTGGAGCTCTCTTAACAGAGAGCTTTCTTTTTGCCCAGAAATAAGATATACAGTTAATTAACAGTTCACCACTGAAAATAAAGGTTTGCAGGAGAAAATTATGGTTTCAGGAAATGGCAAGAAAATAACAGTCAAGAGACCAGTTAACAATGGTCCAAAAGTAAAAACTGAGAACTGGGATGGAAAGTTCAAATCAGTTGAATCAATGAAAAATCAAAAACCACCACAACCAAGACAAGAGAGATATAAGAAATGGAATCATCGTGCAACTATTCATTGGATAATGGGACAGGCAGATCCCGTCGGTTTCCTTGCAAATGTAATGAATGGAAAAGAAATGTTCCCAGTTTACTCGGAGTCAGACGGAGAAATACAGAACATTGGCAAAATAGGTGCAGACCCAGAATTGAGGGTTATGGCTGCGAGAACACTATTAGGAAAATGCGTCCCTGATTTAAAAGCTGTTGAAGTGACAGCTCAAATAGAAGAGAGAAAGGTGCTGGATATCAGCAAACTAACAGACAATGACCTTAATACAATCGAGCGAGTTCTTGAAAATGCTGTCATTGACGGAAGTCAAAGCAGAGAAGATGAAGAGATCGTTGAAAACATTCATCCAGGAGAGCTGGGGAACAGTTGAGCCAGGACGAGAGTTCTATGACAACTGGCATATTGATGCAATAGCAGAGCATTTACAAGCAGTTGTTGAGGGTAATATTCGTCGGTTAATAATTAACATTCCTCCAAGGCACATGAAATCAATCGCAGTGGCAGTTGCACTTCCTGCATGGACATGGGCAATCCAGCCGCAGAAAAGATTCCTGTTTGCTTCTTATGCAGGCTCATTGTCAATAAGAGATTCAGTTAAATGCAGAAGATTGATTGATAGTGCTTGGTATAAAAAGCATTTTGATGGTTCTTTTAAATTAACAACAGATCAAAATCAAAAACAAAGATTTGAAAATGATAAAACAGGATACAGAATTGCAACATCAGTTGATGGAGCTTTGACAGGTGAAGGTGGTGACATAATTGTTATTGATGATCCTCACAATGTTAGAGAAGCAGAGTCTAATACAGTCAGGGAAGGTGTTCTTGATTGGTGGGATCAGGCAATGCAAACCAGACTCAACGACCCAAAGACTGGAGCATTTGTTATCATTATGCAAAGAGTTCACGAGAAAGACTTGACAGGACATATTTTGGCAAATGACAATGACTGGGATCACCTTTGTATTCCTGCCAGATATGAGATTGGTCATCCAACAGCTTCTAAAAGTTCATTGTTCTTTACAGATCCAAGAACAAAAGAAGGTGAGCTTCTTTGGCCAGAAAGAATAGATGAAAAGACTCTTGATAATTTAGAGAAAAGTCTTGGCACATATGCATCGGCAGGTCAACTGCAACAACGACCAATGCCCAAAGGTGGTGGTATATTAAGAGCAGAATGGTGGGTGCCATGGGAATATGAAGAGTTGCCAGATGTTGAATATGTTATTCAATCTTGGGACACAGCATTTAGCACAAAAGAAAAAACTTCGTATTCTGCAAGAACAACTTGGGGTGTCTTCAGGAGGAATGGTCAGGTGAATGCTATTGTTATTGATATGTGGTATGACAGAGTCACCTATCCAGAGTTGAGAAGAATCGCACAAGAGTCATTTTACGATTATGAACCAGACGCAGTTTTAATAGAAAAGAAAGCATCTGGTCAAAGTTTAATACAAGATTTGCGTATGGCTGGTGTGCCTGTAATTGAGTATATGCCTGACAGAGACAAAGAAGCAAGAGCACATGCCAGCAGTGCATTATTAGAAGATGGAAGAATTTACTTTCCTTCTAACAGAAAATGGGCTAAAAATTTAATAGACATTTGTGCTGCATTCCCTGCTGGGGACAATGATGACATAGTTGACACATGTACACAGGCATGGTTGAGACTTCGCAAAGGTTGGTTTGTCACTCATTCTTCTGATTATGATGATGACGAAATAGAAACAAAAGAGAGGATAACATTGTATGGCTAGATCCCCAATAAATATCCAAGCTGAAGAGCCAATGTTTGCTGAAGGCGAACCAGCTGATGATTTACAAGTTGAAAATATTGGTGATGACGTTTTAATAGGTGACCCAGCAGAAGACATGGTTCAGGAGGACACTGACTTTGATCAAAACCTTGCTGAAGTTATTGATGAAAGAGAGCTTTCAAAAAAGGCAGATGAATTAATACAGCATTATGAAAATGATAAATCAGCAAGATCCGAGTGGGAAAGAAGATATAAAGAAGGTCTGAGGACACTTGACACTGAAGGTGGTTTAGACGAATCAGAAGATCAAAGAGCATCCAGAGGTCTGAGCACAGTTGTTCATCCTTTAATATCAGAAGCAGCAACACAGTTCAATG